AAATAGGTTAACTTTATATACTCCACTTTATGTTTTGACACAAAAGAACAGGCTAACCATTACGGCTAGCCTGAATTTTATTTCTGTTTAACTTCTAATTTACCCCACAGTGCTTTTTCTTTAAGTAACTTTTCTTCTTTATCTGTTATCTTACCGATTGGCATAAAGAAGTTATCTTTCTGATTTGCACCTTTTGCAGCGTATTTAAAACGTACCCACCATTATTTATTTTCTACGTCTTTAATTACCTGATCAAATGGAACCCAATTACCAGGTTTAATCCATGACCCTTCATCCATTTGTTTACCTTCTTCCATGAGTACGGCTTACAACGAGTGGATTCCTATTACTTTTAAATACAATGAATTTTTCTTTTCATTCCTATACAGAAGTCTACTTACATTTACATCATGAAACTAAATAGAAAAAATTAATGAAACGATTTATGCTTTAGAAGTAATGTAATTGTCAGGTACGTAATAAGTAAAAAATCACGTTCTCGGGACGCTTCAAGGAGATTCAATATTTAATACGACTTTTAACAAGAGATAGCCAAATAAAACAAAAAACCGTCATATCAACATATACAGATACGTGATACAACGGTAAATTAACAGAAAATAAGGAAATAACGGAGAGTGAGGGATATTTTATACATTCTATGATTATCTAAAACCGCATAACTACGGCATTTTCAGAGTTTTAGTTTCTATCTTAAACTAACAAAGCTAAACTATTTTGACACGTGTTTGACACGCGTAATATAAAAGCGACCATATTGCAGGTCGCTCTTTGTTATTCAATGATACCTAATTTTTTTCAAAAAATAACGCAATCACTAGGATTACGGTTGGTCTATGTATACAGTATCATCGCCATATTTAACAGACAATGCTACTTTCCTATCTAGTTTTCTCTTTATCAATTCCTCTGTAAACTTCCACCTTACAGAATCGCTTTCTACTCTATGCATCTTGTTATACTTCTCTTTTTCTTCATTGTTCATTAAATCAACAAATTGTACTGTGCTAGGTTGCATTTTTAACGCCTTTTCAATCATTCGATTTATATTGATTCCATGCACCATGCTACCACCTCGATTAAATAATAGCATAAAAAACAGGCAACCATCGTAACAGTTGCCTAGAAGGATGCTTACTTATTGTTTATATAGGTCGTCCTACACGATCGTGATTAATTATTACATATGAAAATAACCGCATCCTGACGAATGCGGTTACCTAGTAAGGACCACGTATTTAAAAATACGTTTAGAATCTCTTCGGCAACCTTACTATAGACAGTCTGAGCTGTTACTCAATTATACCACCTTTTTAACAATTGTAAACATCATTTTTGGGACTATAAAAAAAGCTAGGTAATTTTAAGCACCCTTCTGCATTGATTAACTCTGAATGACACCCTCTTTTATTACTAAATCTTTTATATTTAGAATTTGCTAATATGTCTGCTAATTGAATCATTCTCTCATGTTTGGAGTCTAAATATTTAACTTTAATGTTAACATTACAGTAGGGAATGAACTGTCCATATTGATGATGTTTTTGATAAAAACCTCTATATTTTGTTTTCCAATAATAATTTAAATGATCATTGAGATGCCCTGCTTGGTTATTATCATTTGATGCTTCGTTATCAATATATGTATAAAGAATATCTGAATCAGAAACTAAATTTTGGTCAATTATTGACTCTATTAATCTTCTTATTAGATAATTTTTATGATATCTTACTTTCTGTGGATCACTAAAATCAACTCGTGTTAACAACTTTGTTTTTTCGATAACAAAAAAAGTGTGGGTACCGTCGGTATCACCAATAATTTCAAGCAATTTTCTACGGTGTCTCCCACCTAATTGAGAACCCTTAAATTCACCTTTAATTTTATAAGAATTTGCTAATCCATTTACCCGTCTTTTTAATTCATTGACTATATTTTTATTCTCTGCAAAAATACCAGAATATATAAAATACTCGTGAGTACCGTTATCGCTTAATTGTCCCGAATCATCTATGTATAAAAACTTTTCCCCCATAGCTATACTACCCTTTTCATTTTTTAAATTAATTTTATAGTACAATTTTAATTTTAGCTAGACCGAACATAAAAGCGAACAAAATTAACCACCCAGTGACATGCATAGTTGGAAATAAGTGATAGATTAGTTATATTTACATTTACTCACATTTTAGCATAAAAAAAAGAGGCCAACCACAAAGGTTAGCCTGATTTCATCTCTCATTTGGTTTTCCAACTAAAAACAAAGTCACCAAAACAAATAAGATAGTAATTAATAAACTAAAAATAATTCTGCTTAATAAGCCGTCTGGTGAAGGCCAAAAGAAACTAACAGTAGAGTAAACCAATATTGCTATTAATCCTAATTTTAAGGCATACACTATTCTATTCATCAAATCATCCTTACTGGTATCCCCATTTTTGAGCCACAAGAACATATTGTCCTGTCGCATCTCTTTGTGCTTTAAAATTAATATATATACCTTTACTAGTGTCTATATTAGAGCCAGCAATAGAGCTTAAGAATGCGCCAATGCTACCGCCTACAGTACCACCTATTAAACCACCTATGACTGTTGATGCAGCAGCACCTAAAGCAGCTATTGTTTTAGTATAAGCAGATGATAAATATAAAGTAGATGTACTATCACCTGTCTCAACAAATTGAGTTTTACCTGCTCTTAGTTGATCTTCTGCCTTATATTTTTTTATTTCCTGTTTGGTAAAAATATCGTTTAAATTATAGCCGTGTTTTTCAAGCTCATCAAATAAGTCTTGGTTGCTAAGATACTTAACTTTATTAACTGTTGTATTAACACTAGCATTTGCTATCGTACCTGACGAAAAAGCAACTGGAATAAACAGCAAAATGCTTACTAAAAATAAAATTGTGGATTTTTTAAAACAAATATTCATATTAAAACTCCTTTTTTAATATAAACACTCCCTTGTTATATATCCCCATTTTCATATTATCATATTAGTTTTTTCTTTCAACTGATTTTGATAATATCAACAGCTCGTCTTTGAATAAACTAAATTTACGTAATCCTATTCATTTCATATTTCACACAAAAAAAAACAGGCTAACCATTACGGCTAGCCTCTTTTATTATTATTTAATTGTTCCCCATAACTTACCTAAACCATGATTAGGAGGTGCGACGCCGTTCCATTCTCTAACTGGTAAATACAGACGTTCACCTTCAAAGCTATCATAACCTACCCACACGTGACCATCTTGTAACATTACTTCATCATAATTGATAGTTGTGCCAGGTTGTAGTTTTCCTGCTTCGTTACCTTTAATTCTAAAAGGTCCTTCTGTCCAAACTTGAATTTCTTCATTTCCATTTTTAAATGTGGCTTGTTCATTCTTCCACCATGTACCGTACTTATTCTTATTCCAATCAGTTTTTGTAACAACTTGCTTTTTCTCTTGCTGCTTAACCTCTTGTTTAACATCTTCTTGTTTGATTGTTTCTGATTTATTTACTTTTAACGCTCCACCATCATAGTAGTGTTTAATACGTTTAATAAAGTAATCTTTCATCTTATTAATATTTGCAGTAGTGTATGGTGCATTTTTTCCAACATGTAACTCCCACGATCTATGTGGACATGAAGTGCCAAAGAATTCATTGTGCAATCTTACTGTCGTTCTGTTTACCGCTAAACCATAAGATTTCATTACATCTGCAACAACTTTTAACGTAGCTTCTTCGTTTTCTAAAAATAATGCGTCTGAAATACGCCCTGGATAACTTTCACACACTTCAAATCCGATTAAGTTAGCATTTGCCCATTGATTACCACAATGCCACTCTACATAGTCAGTCGGATGATACCAAAGTACTTCATTTCTATTTGCATATACACTTGCCCAACCGTTAACGTGTGTACCATTATTCTCACGTGCATATAACCATGGCAAGTATTGGCTAGGCGTCATACTTCCATAATCATTGTGGATGACAACACCTTGAATACTAGGTTTTGGTGCTGTAATCTTATTACCCTTTATATGGTTTGAATAGATATGTTTCAACTCTTTCACGCTCCCATTCTTCGATTTATCTTGTTTTTTATTTAAGTTACTAATGTCGTATTTTTCCATTGGTAGTCCACTACACACTTGTGACTTTTCATCTTTAGGCGCGTCTTTTGGTCTAAGTTGTAAATGTAGATGTGCAGACATTGGATTATCATAATAGTTACTGCTACCTTGCAGCCCTACAATGTCACCTTGATTGACTTTATCACCCACAATAAATTGCAATGAACCACGTTGTAGGTGACCGTATATCCAATCATTGCCGTTAGCGTCTTTAATTACTAAAGTACCACCAAAGTTACCGTAGTCATTAGATTCGGCCACAGTGCCACTAGTGACTGCTGGCACATCATTCGTTGCATTTGTGTATAAATCAAATGCACGATGATAACCGCCACAGAACGAATCGTAATTAATGCCATTCTCTGTATAGTTACGGTAACCATAATCTTTAGGATAATTTTTATAAGTGCGTGGATCAGATGAAATAATCCAACCTTTTTTAGTTAAATAATCAATAGCAGTTAGCATGTTATTTCAAACCTTTCTCTTTTAGATATTCTTCTTGCTCACGAGCTGATTTTCTAACGATAAATGTATTTTTCCAAATACCGTAACCTACCATTATTAAAGGTACACCTGTGTTTAATACGTTAATCCATGCGTCTACTGCTTGTGGATTAATCCATTCCGCACTGATTCCACTTGCTTGTAACGCAAGGTAAAATGCACCTAAAAAACCACCGATTAATGCAATAAATTGTTTAACTTTATCCTCCATATAAATGCCTCCTTAAAAGTAAAACCCGCCAAAATGACGGGTTTAAGGTTTATAATGTAATATCTAGTTCAAGTTTGTTTTGTTCGATTGGATTATTATTGAATACGTGTCTAACTACAATTTGATTACGTTCTCTTTTAACTGCGTTCCCTACTGGAATTAGGTAATTATTCTCGTATCGGATTGATTCATCTAAATAATACGAATCCACTTTTAAATCATATTGGACCGGAAAAGGAGCTCTGAAATCAGGGTCATTTTTTACACTCTCATAAAATTCTTCAACATTATTTGGAGTATTGAGTGTGATTAAATTCTGTAGCCCCTCTTGTTTAACTTTTTTCCAATCTTCATAGCTTAAATTTAGAACTCCTTCATAAGCTGATTTTGCAAATACAAAAGGTAGAATTTGGAAACCGTCATGCCAATTTAAAAACATCACGTCTAATTCCCCAACAGACTTAACATAATCTTGTTTAACTGCATTGACTATTTGCTCATCAGTTGACTTTAAACTATCGAATGCGCCATTTTCTAAGCCATATTTAATTAAATCATCATACAAGTTAGCACTTTCTACATTGTCTGCAGCTCTACCTAACACACTAGGCGTTACAGTAATGCGCACTGTATTGTCAGACGGGAATACGTACCCGTTTGCAACTACTTCCACATCATACGTGCCACTGGGGATAATTTGATTAATAACTAAATCAACCTTATTCTCTTTAATTGTTGCATCGTATTGATATACATAATCACGCTTTGATAAATAAACTTTAGCTGTTTGCCCTACATCTAATACATCGTTGTTACTGTCAGATAATTCAAATGTAATCTTTGATTTATCCCCTTGCTTAATTTGGTTACCGTCACCTTTATTAGTTAAATTTAAAACGTTTTTGTTCATTCTATTTTAATTCCTTTCGATTAAAAATAAGCCGACACCGAACTGCCGACTTTCATATAATTACTTGCATCTGCCAAACCAAAAGCAGCTCCAAAAGCTATATCCAAATAACATGGCAATCACCTCCTTAAATTCCAAATAATGTGCGTAAAATTGCGATGATTAATGAACCTACAATAGTACCCACTAAGCCAATTACATACATCTTCATTTCGCGGATGTTCTTTTTATTTGTTTCTTTGTTTTCTTTATCAATTTCTCTTTCTCTATTGATTGAATCTAAAGTAAAATCCATTTTTTGATTGATAAGATTTTGACTATGCTGTGTGTTTTTGATTTCATTTAAGGAGTCAAAAATTTTATCATCATTTTCTTCTAAACGAGAAAGCCGACGTTCTGTTTCTCTTTGATAAGACTCCAATTACAATACACCTACTTTACTTTAATTTATGATGAACTTGGTTCCTCCCTAACATACGGCTCGCCACTTTCATCGAACTTACTACGGTCAATTTCTTGCTTAACGTAATAAGTTTTAGATCCATTACCAAAAATCCCTGCTAACATATTCTGCATAGCACATACTTTTTTAACTTGCTCCTCATCTTTAAATTTGTACGCATTATTTGGTGATGCACCACGTACAAAGCTATTTGAGTAATTCTGCATCAAACAACTTTCTTCGCCACGCTTGTCCACTTCTACGAGGTAAAACTCTGTGATTTTTTCCATAACTGATTCCTCCAATAAATTTATTTATAATAAAAACGCCTAACGATTTTCGTCAGACGTTTCATTATCCTTACTTTGTAATTGTGTAATTAATGCACGCAGTATTGCATTTTCTTTCTGCAAATCTGCATTAGCAGTCGTTAGGTTATCAATAACCAATTGTGGATTAACTTGTTCGTTCATTTTGTAATGCCTCCAATTTTTCATTTAGTTGCTGTATTGCACGTAATGCCCATGTAATCATTTCATAAAGATTAACACCGTCGCCGAATATAAATTCAGATGGCGTTTTATAACCATCACCAATAACTAATCCTCGATGATTGAGTTGAGTGTCTGAATCACCTTTATATTTGTATTGATATAGTTCTAATTCTTTAGAAATTACATTTAAAGCATCATAATCCCATAACTTTATATCTTCTTTATATTCTGCTAAAGAGGCATTATTAAAAGCAGATGCCCTAATAGGTTTATAGTTAGTTTGTCCTCCATTATATCCGTTGTTATCAGTAACCCTCATTTCTTGTGTACCTACACCATAATAAGCGTTACCACCACTGTGACTTGCCATAACTACACTATTTGTCGTATTGACTGCACCAACTTTAATTTGGTTATATGCCCTTGCATCATTCCATTGTCTAATTTCTAACATGCCTTGCGTGCGGATATGTTCACGCACTTCTGCCATACGCACTGAAATATCCCCTGTGCCAATATCACCATTACGATTCGTTATATAAACAATATTATCAGCACGTGATTTGCTAAACCTTATACCTGAACCATGTTCTCCTCTTTCATCACTGATGTTTCCGTAGAGTATAACGCCGTCAGTGTCACTCACACTATCATTATCTTTAACATAAAAATAAAACTCATTTAAACCGGCACGTGTGTCTTTAAAAGGTCTGATGTATACCCCATATTGTCTTGATTCGATGTTATTTGTTAAGTTAGCTACAGTGTATATCCGTGACTGATCAGATTCTAAAGCAACCGCTCCATACGTGGAATGTAGACGCACGCCGCGTGAATTCTCGTTATAACCTTGATAATGGAATTCTAGTGTACCTGCAGTTTCACCACTTGCAGCATTCATCATTGTGGATAAACCTTTTTCAGTCATATAAAGGTTATAGCCGTTGTCTTCGTTAGATACTAATAGATAACCATTTCTGATACCTAACGTTAAATTAGCAGTATCAGTATTGTTAGCCCATGTACGCGTGAACCTACCACGTGACAATACGCTATTATTTTTAATTTCAAGGTAATTGACAGAATCACCACCGCGTAAGCCGATATTATTTACATTGATGTCTAATCCTTCACGAGACAAATTAATTTTATTGATAATATTTGTTTCATCAGCTTTTTTACTAACATCACCCACAAGCAGATTAAATTCTTTGTTCAATTTTATATCGACTTTATCACCTTTAATTTTGACGCCTTGTGGTCCTATCGAATGTGATTGAATATTACCGTTTTCATCATATCTAAATGCCATACCGTCAGATGTATTATTTACAAATTCTGATACAACACGATTTAAGGTTTGACTACTTGCGTTAAACACCTCACGTGATACACGTTGCGATATTTGTTCGCCGTCTTGTAAGATTTCAGTCTTTGCAACAGACAACTTTTTGTCAGTACTACGTGTTACATCTGATGGTGCTTCAGTGTAATCAGTAGCTTTGTTTCCTTTTTCAAGCTTTAAATTACGTATTTCAACTAAATTCGAATCACGTTGCGTGCCTAGTCGTCCATCAGGTGTATATAATCCCGAATATGCCATAAATCTGTGGTCAACAATTTCAGGCGCAACAAATGTTTGTGTCACTTTAAATTTATTGTTTAATATCCGTTCAATTAATTTATAGCTAGTTGTGATACGATCTTTCGGAACTGATTGACTGTAAAGGATAATGCCATGTTGTGCTGAGTATTGAATGTTGTAATCAGATAAACCGACAATTTCTAACTCGTAAGAATACGTGTATTCTTCACCGGGTACTAACACTTTTTTTAGATAATCTGCAGTGTATAACGTTGTCGCCCAATACTTGCCTCTAAATAATTGTGTGGACGTAATAGATGGATGCACATTATTACCATGTGTTGCACTGTCATATGATTGAAATAAGTTTACGCCACCAATTTTAATGTTATCCAGTCCACTTTGATATTCTGATTTAGTAACTCTATCACTGATTTGACCGGCAAGTGTCTTACGTTCTGCGTCTGCCGATTCCATGCGTTCAATCAAGCCTTGTTGATTTGTTTGATAATCGACTGACTTCACATAATCCATTAGCTGTTCTTTAGTATCTTCACGTGCTGCAATAACAGCTTTTTCAACTACATTCGGTTCACCTACAAGTTGATTCTCACTATTTACTTGTAGGCCGAATTTATCTGCAATTTCTTGCAATGCGTCTCTAAATTTTTCTTCAGTATACTGTGACTGTAACAATTTAAATCGTTCATCGATGGCTACCTTTGCACGTTCAACCACCGTGTATAGATTTTGCATAGCCGTTCGATAATTTAAGAATAACGTTTGCGTATCGATTAACTTACCTATAGTAGCAGTCTCATCGGTCATGCTTTCAAGATTGCTTTTAATGTTGTTATAAATTGATACAGTAGCGTCAAGTTTGACATTTAACTCATCTTTCAAATCAAAGTCCACTAAATACTCACTATTTATGACATCGTGCATTTCGTTCAACAATTTACTATGTTGAATGGATAGGTTAACGAAAGTATTAGTCAACTCGCTATACAGTGCTTTTTCGCGTGTTATCGCACCTATATCTTCAGCTTTCTCTGCCGTCGCATTAATCCATTGCCCCTCCCAATAACGTCTTAATACTGCAACATCAGGATTACTTGTATCTAACCACAACATATCGTTAACTGGATTCTCTGGCGGTTCAACGCCTTTGATAATCTTACGTTCGAAATACTCAAGTTTACCCTCAACCACATCAGCAACGATAGTATTAACATTGGTTAATCCATCATTTAATTTTTGACGTATTGCATCAAGCTTTTTAGTAAATTCTACACGTAAATCAGATTCTTTGTATTCAACATAATTACCAAACGAATAAACACTAACATTCGTTAGTGGATTATATGTTTCAGATATAACTTCACCCTCTACATATAATGCAGGGGTAAAGTCTCTATCTTTAACACGCACAATATCGCCCAAACGGATGATTTCATGAGGATACGCTTTTTTAATATCTAAAGACGTCACTTCGTAACTTACTGCAGCACTTTTCACTTTATTAAGTTGAGTTGTACCCAATGTGCGTAAGCGTTGTTCAGTCATATTCTCATCTTCAGTTTCAGGCTCGTATATATCCCAAATATAACGTGTGGGTAGTCCGAATTGTTTTTGTGCTTCATCGTCTTGCACGATTAACTTAATACGTTCACCATTTTCTTTTTCAGGACCTAAACAAACTAATGCTGTGCGCACTTCGGATATATCTACTGTACGTTTTAACCCTAGTAAATCTTTGCCACGCACAATTTCTTTTCCCTTAAATAAAGGTTTTGGTTCTTTCAAACTTACGTATCGTGATTTAACTTTACGACTATCCAAATCAATGTGGAAATCTATAACCATTTTGTATGTGGTAGTCAGTTGTTTAAGCACATCAAATCTTGACTGATAACTTGTCCATGACGTTGTACGTGTACCGTTATATTCAGTATCGTCACTTACTTTCCACCCCGTATCTTTTAACACATCACTAAGTGCTTGAGTAGTCGTATACTTTTCAAACTTTTGAGGAGGATATGGTACGCCTGTTGCGATGTCTTCTAAGTATGATGCATTACATTCGATTAATGAATATTTACTTGTGCTGTCTTGTTCTATACGATTGATAATAAATTCACGCGGTTCATTGCGACTATCTAAAAAGATTACTCTGTTACGTTCTTTAAACTTAACCGCCCTGCTTGCTAAAATCGTAATGTCTAGAATTTCAGTATAATCTTTAATGTTGCGCTCATGTTTAATATCAATAAGTGATTTATCATTTTTACTAATGAAATCTATAATATTACCTTCAAAATCCAATACATGTAGCATATTAATACCACCTGTCTTGCCATTTTATTGTTGTATCAAATGTATTAGGCGGTTGAATAATCAATTCGGTATGACCCGAATCAACGTTAAAATAATCACTACCAAAAGTTTTCTCGTGAGTAAATGGCTCGTCATTAACCATAACCACATTATTCGTCATATCCACCACAATATCATCACCACTTTTTATGATCATATCGTTTTCTCCAGTTGGTTTTTCTAATAATTCACGAATGTAACTACCTAATAAATACACTGGCATAAAGTTATTCGTTCCATTTTTGGCAGAATAAATAGAAACTGCACTTATTGGTCGATTATAGAAATCGCCTTTATCAGTAAATGTAACTTCATGTGTATCAAACGCAATCTTACGCAACGGATAAGGTATCTCTCTATATTTCCATGTCTTTATCGTGAATTCCTTGCCAATACGTGTTAAGCGCATGTATACAACAAATTCGTCCATTCCATAAATCGTTGGATTGTTTTTATAATCGTAAATCTTTTTAGGTTCGCCACTCTGATTATATAAACAAATAATTATTCGTCCTATTGCTTGATTTGCATTAGGGTTAGTATATCCAATCGACGCAATCAAACGACCGTCAGTATCATATAAATATTGTGCTGTTCGATTTGCACCCTTGCGTTTTTGATTCACTGCAATTTTAAATGTAGCACTGAAATTGTTGATTTGCTTACTAAAGCTACGTTTATACATTGCGCCTTGCCAACCCTCGCCATTAATACTTTCTATGTTTAAATAAACACTTTCTTTACTTGAGGATTGACTAAAAGTACCCCCAACAGTACCCCCAGTGTAGTTATCATTAATATTATTAGAAGATTGCTTATTCCAACCACTCAATGTACGTAACTCATCACCTAAGATTAAAGGAGAATAATCTTTAACCTTTTTATCCACATCATCATCACCAATCATAAAGTAATCTTCATCTTTTTTAGTGATCATAAAATAATTGGAATTTTTTAACGCCCTTGCTTCAACTAATATTGGTGTGTCTGCCGTACCTGTATTAACCACACTTACTGAATCACTAATTGCAGTATTCTTACTGCCTTTAGCCGAATACTTATAAGGGTCAGTTAAAACGACTTTTAAATTAACCACATTTATATTGTTTTCAGTTTTACTCAGTAATTCTATCGGCCCTTCAAAATATGCGTTCCAATACCATCGTTTTGATTTAAATTGAAGTTTTACTGATTTATCGTAGTTAAAGAATTCAACCAATTCATTTAGAATATCATCGTGTGATTTAATCCCACTATGCGCTAAGTGGTCATTACTGATAACTAGTGGTAACTCGAACTGAATTTCATCTAAACTTCTGCCTTGGTAAACACTACCCGGCCTACCTTCTACTTTTTCCGTCTTAACAGCAAAATTAAAAGAGGGTATTTTAAACCCTCTTTGAACAAACAACCACGGAAGTGTTTTATCATTAACTATTATTGTATCGTTCATTAAGCAAACACACCTCCTGCGTTAAATCTTTGTTTACGTGATGTGTCACGTTCTCTTTTATCTACAGTTCTATTTATAAAGTCACCTAAACCGAAGTTATCGATTACTGGTTCATAGTCTTTGTTTGCGATTTCTTCGTTAGATCCTACAAGTTTTATTAATAAACCAATCATAGTGTCTAACTTTTTCTCTAAATTACTATCGCCGTTGCTACCTACACTATTATTACTAAAGTGTTTAGGTCGTTTATTCTTACTAATATCATTACTAGCCAAAGCAAGTAATTTAGCTGCGTCATCTGCACGACTAGGGTCTGTAGGGATAATCCATTCAGGATAACCATCTTCTCCTAAGTGATATAAACCATTGTGGACAAGTCCGCCAGTTTTATATGCATAAGCTGCAGCTCGATTAAAGCCACCCCAACCATATGTTCTAACAATATATCGCAAAGCAGATATACCTTGATGTAACGGATTATTAAAGTTTGTATAACCCGATTTAGCATTAGACATAAACGTCGGTTGAATCATTTGGAATAAACCTTTTGAAGGTGTGCCACGTTGAGCATTTATATCCCAATTATTAACCGCATTCGGTTGGTAATTAGATTCACGTTTAGCCAGTCTCATCATTGCATCATGAATGTAGTTAGATTTGTAACGACCACCCAATATATTTTGTGCTTGTCTAATTACTCGACTTGCGTATGCTGCACCACTACCTGAAGGGTAACCTTTACCGCCACCTGTTTTGTCATTTTTACGTAACCATCTTTGAGGTTCTACAGAATAACGGTTTGCTTCTCCACCTTGGTTAACTTGGAAGTGTAAATGACGGTAATTTGTCATAGAACCTGTATTACCTGATTTACCAATAAGTTGTCCGGCCTTAATTTGTTCACCAGTTTTACGTAATTGTTGACTTAAATGCATAAACCATAAGAATGTCTTACCTTGTTGTACTGTTATGGCTTTACCACCACCATAATTATCGTACCAACTTCTAACACGTCCACCCATAGGCGTACGAATAGGTGTGCCAACTGGGGTGTCGTAGTCGATACCGTGATGCACACCTCCGTTAAATGGATAATTAGGATTTGGTGGATATGGAGGCGCAGAATAACGTTGTAGTATTTTAAATCCGTCAAATACAGAACCGTCTCCTGCTTGTGCTTCAAAACCATTAGTTATCCAATCAATCGCACCTTTTTTTATCTTCTTAAAAGCAGCGCGAGTAATTTCTCCAACGATACCCATACCTTTTGTTAATGAAGAAAAGTTTACGCCCATAAGCGACATTACTTTGTTGAATAGTTTACCTGGATTATCCATATAATCCATAACGTCGCCTACTTTATCTGAAAGCCATTTAGCACTATTGCCTAAGGCACGACCGACACCTTGCATTTTATCGCCAATCCAATCTTTAGCATTGCCAAACCAAGTACCAACACTAAATCGTGGATACATACCTGCACCTTCTGCTTCTTCTAAGCTTTGTCGCACTCCGCCACTTATTACACGTGACCCTTTAGGTAAGAATGTAGTCGTATCTTTCGCAGGAGTTAAAGCGGTACGTCCGTTAGGGTATTGAATTAATTCACGACGACCATCAATACCTATGCCGTTACCAGGACCTTTATCTCCCACAACTGCCATAGTGCCGTGTTTTAATCGACCATCAGATGTAGTGCGTATATGTCGGTTTATACGTTGCGTCCCTGTAGATAATTTAGGTATTTTAGGCAAGCTTAATTTAGAACCTACCCAGTTTAAACCGTCAATTAATCCATTCAAACCTTTCTTAATGGCGCTAACCATTCCACCGATATGATTTTTGATTTTACCAATAATATTCGCAAGCCCATTTTTCATGTTGTTAAACGTATTGCGGACTGAACGCCATAATGCACTAGCAATACCAGTGACTGAACGTTTAATAGAATCCCATATATTTACAATAGTAGTTTTAACTCTATTAAAAATATTACGTGTGCCAGTACTTAAATTATTCCAAGTATTACGCACACCGTCCCATAACAGACGAGCAAAACGAGTGACACTATTTTTAATTTTCGACCAAGTATTAGTAATCCACGCTCTTAAATTTGAAAAGATATTGCGTGTAGAACGACTGAGAGAATTCCAAATCTTTTTCACTAATTGATACGCACTACTTGCATATCTATATATTGTGGATTTAATAGAACTCCAAATATTTGTTATGAACGATTTGACAGATTTAAATATGAATATCGTAAAATTTTTAATATTATTCCAGTTATTCCTAACTGTATTCGCTATGGATTTAGCAATTGTAGTCACCACAAACTTGATAGCATTCCAAGTATTTAAAAATGCTTGCTTATATAAAGATAATATTTTTCGAATTACAAATAATAAACCATTAAAAATAGCTGTAGCACCTGTTTTCAAGGCATTTATAATAAATAACGTACTAGTCTTAATAACTTTCCAAACGCCTATTACCGTATTTTTTATGGCATTAAAAATTGTAGTAATTACAACCTTCCACATATTGAAGTAGGCTTTCATTAACATCCACCAATTTTGAATGATAAACATTACACCATTTTTCAAGCCATTCCATACCGCAATACCAAATGATTTAATGCTGTTCCAAATCACTGATAGTGCATTTTTAATACCATTCCATAATTTTATGACATTATTTCGGAAGGTCTCATTATTCCTCCACAAATGAATGATTGCAGCAACTAATAATCCTACTGCAGTGATTACGAGTCCTATTGGACCAGTCATAAATCGAATTGCTAAACCTAAACCTTTTGACGCAATTGATGCTGCTTTAGTAGTAGCAGTCCATATTTTAATAGCAGTCTCAGAAAGTTTTGTTTTTATCGCCGCTATTGTTTGTGATGTGGATAATCTAGCAACTGCATACCTGTATCCATCTGCTATAGCTTTTGAAGTGGTTACTATACCATTCCATATTTTTTGTGTTCCTGACCACAATTTTGTTGCGCCGTTTGCTAATTTTGTAGCAATCGTAAAGTTACGTATCCCTAACATCAATGGTCCTAGCACTGTCATCGCACTACCTATAGTAGATACCATAACGCCTAAAGCCATAAGTAATGGTCCTATTGCAGCCGCTAGTAAACCGAATCCTACAACTACTTTTTGAGTACCTTTGGGCATTTCATTTAATTTAGTTGCGGCATGAGAAACCCATTCCGCTAGCTTTTTAATGTACGGCGCCATAACATCGCCAATACTAATTGCTAGGGATTCAATGGCCGATTTCATCTGACGAATTGAACCACCGATTCCGCCTTCCATTTCATCTGACATTCGCTTTGAAGCGCCTGTTGAATTATCGATGGACTTGGTTAGTTTTTTGTAATCCTCATCAGATGCATTAATAACAGCTAACGCTCCACTCATTGCTTCTTTGCCGAATATGGTAGCCGCCGCACTTGCTTGTTGTTCCTTAGAAAGACCTTTAAACTTCCCACGTAATTGATCCATAACATCACGCATCGGCAACATATTGCCACTACTATCGGTAATAGATATACCTAATTCATCCATTTTTTCTTTCATTGCTTTAGTCGGGCTAGATAAGTTAGTAAACATTGTACGTAGTGCAGTTCCGGCTTTTTCTCCTTTAATACCTGCATTAGACATCAAACCAATTGCTATAGATGTATCTTCCACAGTGTAACCTAAAGCCCCGGCAACTGGTGCTGCATATTTAAATGCCTCACCTAAACCACGTACATCAGTGTTAGCTTTAGAGCTTGTCTGCGCTAGTACATCTGCAAAGTGACCGCTATCTTTAGCTTTCATTCCAAATGCAGTTAAACTATCCGTTACAATGTCACTTACTTGTCCTAAATCTTCACCCGATGCAGCAGCTAACTGCATAACACCATCAATACCACCTAGCATATCTTTAGTATCCCAACCTGCAAGCGCCATGTAGTTTAATGCATCGGCGGATTCACTGGCACTAAATTTTGTTTTAGCGCCCATTTCAAGTGCCTTATCACGTAATTGTTGGAATTCACTTCCCGTAGCACCTGAAGTCGCTTTAACTTTACGCATTGAGTCGTCAAAGTCTATACTTTTTTTAACTGCTGCACCAAACCCGGCAACAATCGGCGCACTTACATACATACTCATATTACGCCCAACAGACTGCATTTTACTGCCAATTTCTTGCAAGCGTGGTCCCAACTCACTAAATTTATTACCAATCTTACCCATAGTCGTGTTTAAAACTTGTTGTTGACGCTCCAAAGCTTTCATTTCAGCCGTTGCTTGATTCAACTCTTGTTCATATTTATTTAACTCTGCATAGGCTTGATTGTATTTAGCAGCAGCCGCTTGTGTTTTAGCGCTGTTTTCTCCTGTTTCTTTCGATAATTGGTCATAATTATTTTTCAATTCTCTGACTTTTTGAGCTTGAATTTGTTGTCGTTTAGTTAATCCATCGACTTTCACTTTAGACTTCTCAAGTGATTGATCATAACGCCCAAATTTAGAAAGGTTAGCGCTCATTTCACGAGAAACCATGCGCATTTGTCGATTTAATCCAGTAATACCACGATTAAACCCCGAACCGTCTAAATCAACTTTTATGACCATATTACCTATAGGATTTGCCATTTAGTTTCCTCCTTTCTTCAAAAAATTAGCCGAACACTTGAGCAAAGCTTGTTGCTTTTTTCTTGTGTTCAACTCTTGAATTTAGAATTTCTAAAAAGAAATGAATTGGCATGTTAGCCACTTTCTCAGGGTCCATGCCTTCATCGATTAATTGCTTTGCAACTTTCATGTAGTTGTTGTATCTACCCTCAGGCGTTAAGTCATCAGGATTTATTTCTTCTTCTCGGTCACGAACTTTTTTGTGTCGTCCACATCTCCTGAAATGAGCTGTTCTAGCACATTAATTAAATTTGTAAGACCTTCAAAACCTGCAGGAATACCTTTTTGTAATTCTTCAGACGTAAATTGATTACCGAAACCATCGGCAATAAACGCAGTGATTTCTTCAATGATTTCAAATTGTTGAACAACTTGCTCTTGATACTCATCTACTTTTGCTTGATGTTCTTTTTGCTCTGTTACGCTTAATTTTTCGAATTCTTCATGTGTTAGTTCTTCAAAATCAGGTTCTTTAAAAACTTTTGTCACACGCGTTGACAACTTTGAACCTTGAATAGTGTCAAAAAGTGACAACATAGGCTTTGCATAATACTTTTTAGTTTGTGGTTTACCTGTCTTTGTGTAACCTGTAATAAGTTCGATTGAAGTTCTTGCCATTATAAATTCCTACCTTCATTTTTATTTTTGCGCAAAAATAAAAGAGGGGTCGGATACCCCTCTTGCTTATACTTCTTGAATGCCATCGGCAATGCCTGATAGATTATCAGCTAGTGAACCTGGTTCAGGCGAATCAGATTCACTAATCGACTTTCCCGGCATCGCTTTTGTATCCTCATCTAACGTTAAAGTTTGATCTAAATCTTGAACAAACTCATCAAAAGTCTTACCAAAAGTTTCAGTAAATACGTAATCACGCCCAGTAGTGGTACCTTTTTTATCAAAACCAGTTACATGTGAAGATTCGTCAAATAAACGGTCAACGAATGAACCTTCCACTTCGTCATTTTGGAATTCAACTTTGTCTTGTTTAGTTTGGCCTGATAAGTTTGGACGAGTGAATTTACCTTTAAATAAACCAACCCATTCGGATGAGCCGTCATGATTAGTACGTTCAAATACAACCGCTACATCAGGTGGAATATCATTCGCACCATATTTAAAGCCGTTAGCACCTTTTTTAGCACCTGCTAAGAATGCTTTTTGTTCAGGTGGGATTGATACGAACGTTGTTTTAACTGATAATTTACCATTCGATACTGCAGTTGCAGCAACCATATTGTCGCCGTATTCTTCTTCAACTTCTTGTGGACGGTCAACTTCGATTTCTTTTAAGAATCGAGTACGGTGACCTGATTTAACCTTCCACGCTTTGTCTGTATCACTTTCAATCGGCGCCCAATAGAAGTTAGTAACACCAATAGCAATACCTGACACACCTGTATTATCTGCAAAGTGTTGCAAGTTTAACTTTAATTTTTCCATTTATAATCCTCCTAAAATAATAGAGAACCTGACGCACGTATGATTTCTCTAAACGTTAGAGTTTCAACTTCGTACATCGGTTCTCTGTAATATGATTTAAAATTTAATTGTTTTAGATTCTCCACAATCGCTTCTGCTTGCTCATGTGGTTCATCTGTTGACCACCAAATATCAATTTGAAAGTCAAATTCTCGTGAGAATTCCTCGTTGTCTGCATATTCATCAGGATTATACGGTAACGGGGTAATCCTTACGATTGGTTGATTTGTAGATTCGTGAAAATTCTCAGGAACCACATATTTAAATACGTTATCCTCAACCGTAATACGTTTGTCGGCGATGAGTTTCTTGTAAATCACATCAGTTACATTCATTTCATCACCCTTCTCATAGCGGTTAGCATTGCTTTATATACTAGCTTACTACCGCTTTTCTCTGTTTTAGTAATCCACAATTGTGGACGTTGATACATAGTGCCGAATTCAGTTGCATGTATACGGTGAGAATAGCCTTTTGTATATCCAATAAGAACATACTTTTCACTTGTATCACGGTCAGTTCTAATATTCGAGACTGCTATATTATCCTTAGCATGTCGCTTTCTATCACTGACTGGCGTGTTACGTTTAAGTAAAGGTGTAAGTGCTAATGCACCGGCTCTTAACACACGATTCTGTGACGCCTTAAATTCAATCTGCTTTCTAACCAAACCTTGTTCTATATCGTTTTTATCAATCTTTGCCCCCATTAGAAAACCACCTCGCAATAAACGCGCACATAGGATTTATCTTGATAATCCTTTTTAACGTACTTAATTTGATACTTTTCGCCATCATGGATTACATAATGTTTATTGTTTGGTTTATAATCTCCTCGTGGATCACGTATGATTATTGTTTTAATGAATTGTGAACTTGTGGTTAAGCTTGTCTGCATATCTGATTCTCTTGCGTCTTGAATGCATGCATAACAACTGTATAGCTCCTCTGTAATCGGCTTTTGTGGTAGACCATTAATTGATTTACTGGTGTCTTGGCAAAAGGTTACTCGTTCGTTTAACTTATTCGAATTGAACTTCATACGCATCACGCAACTTATGCACAACACTTAATACCATGTGTGGTGCATAGTTAAGGTTCCTTTCCGAAAAAGCTAAACGGTTCTCAAAGTAATAAGCAGTGAGTGGGAATACTGCAGTTTTAAATAATTTTTGCTCCTCTAACCAAGCCATATTATCAGTAACCGCACTCGCTATATCTTCTTTCGCCCATTCGTAGTACATCTCCAGTAAATCGTCTTCTGAACTATGGTCTATTTTGCAATGCTTTTTTAATAGCTGTAAATCACTCACTGCTATCACCTACTTAACATCAATACGTTGTAACATACCGTTTTGTGGTTTGCCTTTTTTGTTGACTTCATTTGCACGTCTTACAGACATTTCAACCACATCATTTACATTAAGTACTTTACCGAGTGATTTATCTTTATACTGTGTTAATACTTTGTATTTAGCCACTATAAATCACTCCTTATTAAACTTCTTGAATACCGTCTGCAATACCTTCAAGATTCTTTTCTAATTCTGATTTGTCGAAATCTACTACAATTGCTGCTTTATAATCTAAGATTCGGCAATCTTGACGTACTGCAACCATTAAGCATTCACCGAAGTGCATGTAGTCAGTCCATGCTGCTTGATATTGTGAACGGTCAAACAACACAATAGCGTCTTTTAAGTTACCAATAATCATCTTCATTTGACCTTCTGTACCTAATAACTCATCAGGCAAGATTTCAACTTTTGCACCTAATAAACGTTTTTGTGTAGGTTCTTTAACATCCGGTTGGATTAAATAGTTACCTTGTTTGTCTTTTAATTTATCAAGCATTGCAAAAAGTGATTGCGAAACAATTGCAACGTTATGCTCGTAATTTGGTTTTACATTCAAGTTAACTGCATCTTTAAGGTCGTCTAAAGATTTAGCTTTCTTAACCTCTAATTTAGCGCCTTCTTTTTCAAATCCAGTTGTTTTAGATCCAGTAGAACCGTTAGTGATAACATCTAAAATAGCTTTGTTACGTGTAGCTGCAATCGTACGTGCCATCCATAACTTTAATTCTTGTAATACGTTAACTTTTGCATCTTCAATTGCTTCACGAGAAATGCGGAAATAACCACGACGTGTTTGAATGTCATAAGCTAATTCGAAGAAAGGTTTAACCGCTAATTCAGGGTTCTCTGCTAATTCTTCCACAACTGGTAATGCTGCAACTTCTGATTGACGTACAACTGGGTATTTACCTGAACCATTAGTAACACGTTTTACAGTGACGTATTTATCAAGGTTAAACTCTACTTCTTTTAATTTAAGAATGTCAGTTACAATTTCTTCAGGGATTAATACAAATCCTGAATCAGTTTTTAAAGAACCACCTTTAATGTCTTCACGTGTTTCTAAATAATTAGTGAAGTCACGTACTTCTTGTGATGTCACTTTAGTATCTTGAACAAATACTCCTAATTCATTTGCATTAGGTGCTTGACGGATTGAGCGTGTAGGTTCGACTACAACTGGTTGTGCATCTGTTTCTTCAGCGTCGCCTTTTTCTTGTAACTTTTTTAATTCGTCTTCTTTTTCTTTAATCTGTGTGCGTAGATCAGCAATTTCCTTTTCTAAAGTCTCTGCTTTTTCTAATTCGTCGTTGTCCAATGCACGTGTAGCGTGTTTAATTTTTAAATCAACACTACGTTTTAAATCCGAAATTTCGGAACGTAAAATATCTTTTTTATTCATTTGAATTCCTCCTAAATTTTTGCATAAAAAATAGACGTCGCTTTTTAAGCACGTCCAATGGTTGTATTTGTTAATGGTGTCCAACTTCACCAAGCTTATTTGTAATAGAATGTTTTTTGAGCTTTAACTCTAACGCTTTTTTGCGTTCTTCGTTTTTAATATTCTCGATGCTGCGCAATGCCGGTTTAACATCAGTATCTTTGTATGCCGGATAAGTTACTACAGATACATCAGTAAGCTCACGAATTGCTTTCAAAGTACGTTTATAGATGTTTTCTTTCTCGTCATAACGCATTTCATCACCTTGTTCGTCTAGCATAAAACCAAATGAACATTGATTAATGTTACCTACACGCATATTCTCATATAAGTCACGGGCAAATGTGGTATTCGGTAATTTACAACGGTATTTCAAGCCAACATCATCAGTTTCAAGTTCCAACGTACCCGACTTCGTTCTGCCGATAATTTGCGATGGTACGTGGTCTACTAAACAACGTACATCAGATAAATCAGTGTTTTCTAATGCACTTCTTGAGATTGTTTCTTTGAATCCACCTAAATTTTCTGACCATGTATCGAATTTCAATGCGTAACCCTCGATGACCATTTCATTTTCATCGTTAGAACGAACTTCAGTAATATTTCCGATTCTCATTTCTTTAGACATCTTCCTCACCACCTTTCAATTTGTTGTCAGTGCCGCGTGATTTATTCATTTGGTACTCATCAACAAGCGCAATATTTACGTGGTTGAGGTCAACACGATGAATACTACCGTAGCCACCAGGGATTGGCGGTAAGCCATCACGTTTACGCACTTCATCAATGTTCGTTTTGCCTGAATCGATATTGATTTTATCGATTTCAGCTTGCGTCTTTTCATCAACCACACGTGTTTCAGTAGTATCGAATTTAAATTCACAAACTTTGTCGGTGTATTCATCATTAAATTTAAAATTCAATTCTGCACAAACACATGTAATGTAAGGTTTTAACGTTGAAAGGTAGTCCAAGTTTGCGTCTGTAATGCTCATATTTGTAGTTTCAATACCAAATTTGTGTAATGGTATGCCAAATACACCGGCAATTTCACGTGTGGATGATTTATTCTCACGAATGAGCTTTAATACTTCAGTATCGACTTCTAATTGATCAAACGTCATCGATTCATCAAGTACTACCACTTTACCGGCTTGTTTAGTGCCGCTAAATGCCTTGTGGAATTCTTCTCTTGCTCGGTCTCTCGCTTTTTTATCGTTCAAAACGCCTTTCATCTTAAGTATTCCGCCTGCATGTGTACCATTGCGTAAGAAGTTATTTAAAAAGTCCTTGCCATTGTTATCAGAATCAATAGTCCTACTTAATGTATCGAGTAAAGACAAGCCTTTCATTCCGTCTAATGAATAAAATTTAATATCTAACATATCATCGTAATTAATCTTTTTATTTACCGGTTGACCATTATTATTAATAGTTTGAAAAATATAATAATACTTACCAACTCTATCCGTTTTCAATTCAACTTCAGAAGTTTTTCTGAAAGTTAAATTAACTGGATTACCTAATTTATCACGTGTGATCTCAACGTAACCATGTGACGTCAGTAAGGCACTAGCAAATACGACTAATTTAAAAATGTAGCCGTTGTATAATGAATTGGGTCGTGTGTTAAGTAAATGAACAACCTTATTACTATAATCAATCTGACCGTTAACATTCAATCTAATCGGCATACGTGCTAAATCCGATGCAATCATCATGACTGCAGTGAATATATCACTGTGTTTGATAGCCTCCACATCTGTATACTGCCTTAAACTAGTACCTTGAAAGCCTGGTAATGTCTGCACCATCATTTGCAAATCATCTTCGTTGTATTGTAAATCTCGGTAGAAAATACCCACTTAATCACCTCCTCTCCCGTGATTCGTTATCAATAATTAACGCAATTATCACAAGAAATGCACCTGTGTTAGCTAACCCTAACTCAACGCCAAATGCTAAGTAAGTTGCGGTATTCATTACGAGTAAACCTAATAAAAAAAGGATGCTAACAATGTTAACAACCAGTAATTTAAACGGTATTAAGATTTTATTTAACTTCATCGTCCCACCACCTTTAAAAGCCAAATTCTTCACTTTCATAAATAGATGACCAATCTTCACTAAACTCATGCATACTCGCCTCACTAAAGGCAGTAATAACAGAGATGATAGGGTCAATCTTTTGTCGATTCATCTTTTTATTAATCTTTACGTTATCTTCGCCATCATAAATTAAAACGGCATTATTGACGGCTATAGTTAGTAAGTTATTGCCAAAGTGTTTAATTGTCTTTTCTGCAACCCACATTCTAAATGTCTTAATCGGTTGTGAAAGACTTCTAAAGTTTTGACCAACTTCAATAAGTTGCCAGTCAATCATCATAGACTCTAGTGTGGTTACAAATGATTGTGCATTCCACGGATCATAACATAACGCTTTAACGTTTAATTGATATTCATCCACAATGTCGAAGATGTATTCTATAACACGCTTATAATCAATCATGCCACTTTCAGATGTAGTAACTTCCGCTTCTCCTAAATTGATTAATTGTGAATAGTTTATCTTGTCACGCTTTGACTTCTGTTCTAAATCCGTCCGCAATCCTATAAAAGAATGGCTATCTATTAACATATCGCCGTCATCTGTCGGAAATATAAATCCTACAGATGTTAAGTCGTCGAGTCGTGATAAATCGACACCGATATAAACGTCTTTACCGTATAAGTTATTATCTTCACGCTTAACCTCTATTGATTCCCACTCATTTATGTTGATTAAACTATCTTCTTTGTTCGCTTGCCAAAGGTTAAAGTTTTTAATCAAAACTTTGTGGAATGACGTACCTTTTTCTAATTCGTCTTGAATATCCGATTTAATGTTACGTAGTATCGTGTCTCTATGTTCGTCTGACTCTAAAAGTGGCATTGCTTTAATCCACAGTGATTCGTCATTCACTTCATCTTCTGAATCCATTTCGGCACAGTAAGCAAAGTAATTATCTGCTTTAACTTCACCTGATAATATTTTTGTGATGTATTTATACTCCTGATACATCTGACTGTTTAGGTTGTCGCCTGCCGTCGAAATCAAGAGAGTGAGAGGGTTCTTTTGCAACGTCATACCAGTTTTAAATCTTGAATACATTTCATCGTCTGGCATGCTTGCCAATTCGTCTAGTATAGCCACAGTTGGGTCTTTACCATCAACTGCTTCCGGATTATTAGAAAGTGGTTCAAAAACGCTCTCTGACTTTGTATGGGCAAGGTCTGTTTTACGTACTTCCGTCGATTTACGTATTAAATTACTTTTCTCGCGCAACAACCTTATTTGTTGACTTGCCATCTTAAATATTGTTTTAGCTTGTTTATAAGTTGATGATGATACATATATTTGTCGGTTGTATTTCGGATATTGACCAAATAACAATTCATTTAGCGACATCCCAGACACTACTAGCGATTTACCTTGTTTCCTCGCCATACTTACATAGCATTTAGTAAATCGTCTAAAACCTCCATCACGACGCCAACCGTAAATGCTACCAACAATAAACTTTTGAAATAACATTAATGGCATGGGTTCGTTCGTTTTAGGGTCAGGCAACATCTCTATAAATTTAATTGCTTTATTTGCTTTCTCAACGTCCCAATAACAACCGTCAGGGGGATTCTTTAAATCATTTAAGTGACGTTTAGCTACTGCGTAATTCTTTTTACTAACGAGTATGTCGCCACTTACAACCTTTTCGGCGTAAAGTGTTGCATAATCAATCATTATTCGTCACTCGCAAATTGTTTGAATGGATCATCATCTTCTTTTTCGTCAGGTACGATAATACGCAATCGACTATCAATTGTTAACCCTAACGTGTTAGCTGTTTGTTGCATGCGTATACCGGCTTTCTCTTTGACATTAAATGCCGGGTTTACTTTTTGATTGCCTTTATCGTCCACAATCATTAAGTCCTCTTGCTCTAAAATGACACTTGCTTTAACAAAATCACTATAAAAGCTACAGTATTGTGCGATTTGCCCAGTGTCTAATTTAGATATAGGCAATTCTTGCATATGTGGGATGATACGTTTGTATTCTTCTTTTGCGATTTCGTCTAAAAAATCAGGTGGGGTTGCGTCAATCTTTGAAAATTTATTTAATTCCGCTTCTTGACGCTCTTTTTCAATTATTTCTTCTTTTGTATAATTCTTATTCGAATTTAATAATAATTTTTTCGGTCTGCCTGCCAAAATTAGCACCTCCTACTAAAAATGTTTAAAAAAAGGGAAATCTTTGAGAAGAAGAGTGCGCCTCGTTCTTCGTCGCCTTCCTCACTGCCCCCGTTCTTTGATGTGGGGGACTTCCTTTTGCTCTCTTTTCGTTTTTCTGTTGTGGCATTCGTAACACAATGGCTGTAAATTTTCTTTTTCTAGACGTTTCGACCAGTCAACTTTTGTTGGGATAATATGGTCAACCATTTGTGCTTGTCGTCCACACGATCTACAAATATAATCATTCTCCATCAATACAATTTCACGCATTCTCTGCCACTGCCTAGACTTATAAAAACGTAAGTATTCAGGGTCATTCCGACGTCTCACATCATTATATTTATCGTTTACATATGGTTTATGCTTATCACAGTATGACTGATTAAATGATATAAGTGCATTGCAGGTAGGATGATTACAACGTCTCATTACTGCCATTCAATCACCTTCCTATGTCTTTGATGTCAACCACAATGTCTTTGGTTTGATTCGCAATCAATACTTGGTTACCGATGATGTCATGCACAATGTACTTGTCTTTGTTGAAAGTAACTGCATCACCTTTATTAATAACCTTGTGTAAGTCAGGTTGATACGTATTCACATTAATTCCTGCCACTGTATCTAGCGTTACATTATTAAGCGATGCCATACATGTAATATGTTCTAGCGCATCACCTAGTAACATCGTTACTGTTTCATTGGCATCGTTATCTACCAACTGACCTACCACAGATACTAATGACAGTAGATGTTTATTGTAGTCAGTGGGTTGTTTCATGGATTGATACTTATTTAATTCCATAACGCACCTCAATATAAAAAGACACTGCAGTTAACAGTGTCTAGTGATTATGTTTTGATAATATTATTTGAGTTATATACTCATGTCACATTTATATGCCACATCAATATACAAGGGAAAGCGTCCGGGGAAAGGGGAAACCCGAACGCCTAATATAGTATGAGTCGAACGTTTATGCCTTACTGGCACACTAACATAATATAATAATATAAAGCGCACTTACAGTATGTCGGAAGTGCGGTTGTGTTTTAATCGAAACTAATCCAACCGATTCGCTTTGCTGTATCTCTCATTATTTTATTTCGTAACCTTAACACTGCATCACGACTTATGATCTTATCATCGTCACGTAACTTAGTAAGTTCATGCGCAATGTCTTGCCACTCGTAAATCGTTAAGTCCTTTTCCCAGTAACGATGTTCAATAATAAACTTCTGTTCAGGTGTCGCTTGATTGTACACATCATCAATAGCAGTAACGACTTCTGATAAGTTACGATACTTATTATCTTTGTATAACCTAACCACTTCTTGCTCTACTGGTCTGCCTGGCAAATTAGATTTACCACCACCGTTATTAGTGTCCTGCGGTTGATATAATAACTCGTAGCGACGATAAGCCAACTGACCTTTAACATTCCTGTAGTTGTTCCAGTATTCCTCTAACTTCGGTATATCTGCTTTGCCTAACTTCATGCGTTACCTCCAGTTATTTATTTAAATTATCATTAAGCATTTTAACTTGCTTATCCACTTGTTCTACTCTGTTATAAACACGTTGTAGTTTTGAATCGAATGATTTAATCACATGTTCAATGTTGGTTTGATCTCCACTCAATTCACTGTCTGAACCTAAATCCATCATGATAGCAATCGCTTGCTGTTTGGTTAACCCATGCTTTTCATAAATTTTAATCATTTCACTTGTTGTCGGGTCATCTTCTATTTGCTTAATCATAAGTTGATATGCCATATCTTTTAAGAATAATTCATTCAATTCTTCGTTCATATTGTTACTCCTTGTTTATATTAATTCATCTAATTACAAAATAAATCTAAAGATGAATTCTTTTAAATCCCATATTTTGTTATAATTTATTCATCAACTTTAAAGGTGGTATAAATCATGTTGGTAACAAGTATAATTGCAATTATTATTTCATTTATCTCTTTAAGTGTTACTATCATAAATGTTTATAAAAATTGGAGGAAATCTAGATTTAATCTTTCTGTTGAAGTAAAACAGTGTTTTTTCATTCCAAGTAACGGTTACTATGCACAATTTGAAATAATCAATAATTCAAGTGAACCAATTTCTATTACTGCTTTAAAAATCAATGAAATATTTGGGAATTCTAATGCAGAAACTATAATAAAGACTAACAATGAAACAACTCTCAAAACTGCACAGTTACCTATCCGTATTGAAAGTTATGGTGCAGTTTGTTTTTTTAGCCATTTCGCTAAAAACCCTAAAACTTTTATTGAAGGTTTGGATATTGAAATTAGAACTTCCAGGGGTATTAGTCTCATTCATAAAAAAGATATTCCTTTATTATCCATCGCTGAACTTCCTACAAACATTCGTAAAAATTAAGCGGATTTAGTTGTTTCCATTCACTCCTTATTTAAAATATCTTTAACCTTTTGTAGTATGTCTTTACTACAAGTCGTCGGATTTGATGAATGTTCCATTTCTTGTTTCGCCTGTTCTGTCTTTAATCTCGTCATACGCATATTGTAAACACTCCTCTAATGTCCAGCCGTGTTGTTGTGCCAAAATTATTAATGTAACTACTGTGTCACCTATACCGTCTTTTAATTCCTCTATACGGTTACGTGACATAGCTTTTGCAATTTCTCCCGATTCCTCCCACACTTTCAGCGCTTGTCTGTCAGGGTTTCCATTGTGTAATCCTTTATCAATGCTCCATTGTTCTACTTGTTCGATTAATTGATTCATTTATTTGTCCTCCTCATTCCATTTACTGCCTTCCTTAACTAATCCACGTACAGTTATTTCATGACTCAATCTATATTCGTTGTCTCCCTCTTGATACCACACATCAGCTAGGTATCTACCAAACGCATCGGCTTTATACGTCTGCACGTACACGTCCTTACCTAGTACAGTTTGAGCAGTAAATGCTTTAGCCTCGTTGTAATTAACTTGGCCACGTTCAGGCGTGTCCACCCCCAGCAATCTAACACGCTTGATCGTGTGTGTTTCAAATCCCATATCTAAATCGATAACCAATGTATCCCCGTCGATGACACGCAATACCTTAGCTTTGAAAATGTATAGTTGTTTATCTAGTGTCATTCTTAAGCACCTCATCTAGCTTATGACGTAAATTGATGTACCATGTGTTGTGACTGACTGACAACTTGTAATTGATGTGGCGTGTGAATAAATCAACCACATCATCTAACTTGCGTTTATACTCGTCCCGTTCTGCACGTAAACGGGTAATGTCTTCGATTAGTGTGTCACGTTCTGATTTGTAATCTGTCATCACACCAACCCCAATTCTTTTTGCAGTTCAGCTATACTCACTTTTACAGCTACCATGCGCTTACTGTAGCCGTTCCTTTCATAAGCATCTGCTTCTCGTTTTTTAGTTCGATCACTAGCAATGGAATCAAGGTTATTATTGTTTATCCCTAGTTTCTTCATCACTTCATTTTTAGTGCCAGCGCAAATAACCTCATCGCCTTTGTAAACCACATATTCATACATTGGTACACCCATTACTTATCACTCCAATTCTCATAAGCACGTTCTAAATACCATCGTGCCTTTTCTAAATCCTCTTTACCGTTCTTATGTTGCGCTCTACTGATATATTTAATTGCATTACCAATCGCAAATGCCATTTCTGCAGGGTAGTCTTTAGTGACCTGCTCTATATAATCAATCACTTCAATGTTGCCGTATGTGTAGTGTGGTGGTTGGTTAACCACATCTTTATTAGTCATAAATAACCTCCCAATCATCATCGTCAGTAATGTTGTAATACCATGCTTTGTCTAGCTCTATTTGTGCCATTTCTTTGCCTTTAAAGTTGTAATAAAGTTCAGTCACTCTACCTTCATAGCGTTGTTCGTCCACATAGAATGAAACCTTATCGTCAATGTTTAAATTACGGATTTTTAGCTTCATTTAGATCACCCCGCCAATTTTTAAAATCTTCTCTATTGACCAACCTCTGTTTATTCTCTTGCGAATCGTTGTTTTACTAGTCTTTGTTAATGCTGCAAGTTGAAGTGTTGTTATTTTTTGCCCTTTATATTCATGCACACTTGAACGGTCATTAGGTATTTCAGGTAATTTAAGTAGAGGTTCTGTTTTAATTTTTATTTTCTTTTTCGGCATTTCTCTAGGCACACCTACAAAGTCGCATAAATCATAGTACGCCCTGCTAGGCTTAACGGATTGCGGTACTGTAGTAAGCCATGGTTTAGCTTTTTTATATTTAGCTTTAGCCTCTCTAGATTTGATAATTTGCTGTTTTTCATACTTCATCATTCGATATTCATCTAAATCTTCAACGCATTTAACATTAATTGCTTCGTCTCTATCCCAATTTCTTTTGATGCGATTTATAACTGTTTGTACTGTTAAACCGTTCCTGCTCATCGTTTGTCGTTCTTTTATGGTAAACATATTAATCCCCCTCAATAATTTTTAGTGCGTCTTCCACACTGTATGCTATGCCTGCCAATGCCCCGTTTTGTTTGACCACATCTATAAATTTGTATTGGTCATCACGAACACGACCACCAGGCTTTTTAACTTCTATAAAAAATATCTGTCCATCTTTTCTAAATCCGAATAGATCACTAAAACCTTTAGGCAATCCTGTATCAAAATATCTACCGTCTTGTGTTCTAACTTTTCCTACGTTAGCTCTAAAGATTACGTTCTCTTTAGATGCAGCTATTCGAATTAAGTTCTGAATATCTTGTTCGGTCATTTAAACCTCCATAAAATTAAACTTGGAATACCTTACAAGGGTTATGTGTAAGGGTTCGTTCCTACTCTCCCAAAGGATTGGATGACTTTTATAAGGGTGGAACCCTTTTTGAAGTTTTTTACTATATAAACCTATATCTTTTTATTAGTTATTACTTTTCTATATAACTATTCCAACTATTACTAATAAGTAATAAAAAGTAGTATAAGTATTGATATATCAAGTCTTTCGGACTGGAAGGGTTTTGTTTAAACCCCTCCAAAACTCCTCCTAAACCCTTACATCTTCAATTTGAAATAATTAGGATTATGTTCTTTTAGTAATTCAACTCCTAAATAATGAACGCCATTTGAAGTTAACCACTTTAGCTTTTTCTTCATTTCTATTCCAAATTTAGTATTTGTCATTCTGTATTGATTATTTTCTTTCGCCCAATCATCGTAAGCCTGAAATAACACACTACTTTTAATACGTGTCATCTCATTTTTTCTGACACAACATTCTTCTAAAAAAATTTCTATAGGGTCCATTTCCGCTCTGTACTCATCTCTCTGCTCTTTTACAATTCCGGGTTCGGATAATCCGATACGTTGCCATTCAAGGTAACCGTCCACACACCACTTAATGATTGCAGGTAGCTCTTCTTTCAACTTTTGAGGTAACTCACGATCTACTTCATGAAGCGGTATTTGTTTAGCAAATGGAATAATTACAAATCGTCTCCAAATACCTTCATCAGTACCACGTACATATGGTTTATGGTTAGTTGCCATCCACAGTTTTAATTGTGGAGTAAATTCGAAACTGTTCTCATGTAATTTACGAGCAGATATTCTGTCACCACCGGTAATCTGTTTTAACAATCCTTCGTCGAATCTGTCGCCCTCATTAGGTTCTGTTGTGGTAACAAATCTCGCTCCATCTAACTTAGCCAATTCAGGCGTAGGACCACCGTTGTTACCTAACTTCGATGTCATAATCACCTGTGGTTGAATATTCGTTGAGTAGTCTCCAAACACTTCATTAATGACATCTAAGAATACTGATTTACCATTACGACCGTTACCATATAAAACGAACAAAACTTGCTCTGTGGTATATCCTGATAGCGAGTAGCCGATGCAACGTTGAATAAATTTAATCAACTCTTGATTTCCTAGAAAAATATCATCTAAAAATTGCTCCCACTTCGGACAATCCGCTTTATCTGTATATTCAATATTGGATATTTTAGTAAAATATTTATTTTTATCATGGTCTAATAACTCACCATTGTTTAAATTGATGTAACCGTTTTGTGTATTAAATAGGGAAAAATCTGTATCGAAATTGTGGTTGTGAATAGGTAGTAAATGTTGGCATTCTTTCATCATGTTTTCTTTTTTATTGTGATTACGTGAATCTTTCCAGTGTCTCGTTCTAAACTTTTTAATTTCTTCTTCTTTGTAACCTTCGTAATGTTCAACTGCTATTTTTTCATCTTTAAGGCTTGCCACTACTTTATCTACAAGTGTCTTCATCTTTCCTGAATCGTCCACTTTCCAACGTTTACCGTCGTAGTACATCCATTTTTTAGCGGTATAGTTGTAACGAATAAAGTCTCCGAATTTGTCTTTCAGTCTTTCTGCATTTCCAGTGTCGTCATAGGAATATCGTTTATTCTTTTTAGCAGGTTTTACGTCTTGGTCCATAACATATATTTGAAAGTCATTATCCGGCGACACTTCAGGTATGAACTCGTTCTGACAACCATCAATAGCCTTACTGATAGTTTGATTGCCATATGTGTCATCGCCATGTGTGTTGTCCCATTTATCACGATATAGTACTGACTTTCTAAATATTTCATCCATTTTATGTGGATCACGTGCAGTCCAAAACGCTAAATCATTACAGAAAGCTAAGTCTGCTTCGGATTGCGAACTATAGAACTGTGACCAGTCTCCCTCAAATAATGTGGTAAAACGTAGTCCATTCTTTGACTTTTTAGCAATATCAATAATTTGGTCTGCGGATAAATCATTACCAAAACCTTTGCTCGTATTAATAACTTTCTTTTCAGTATCAGGCTTTAAAATATACTTACTGTGCAGATACGATAGTTTATTCATTTCATCTTCTGTAATACCTTGATAACCACCGATATTCTTGCCAGTCATTGTAAAAAAACGACCTTTGTCATAAATCTCGACGTTTCCACGTCTGCGTCCTTTAGGTGGCAATTCACCTTTAAGAATTAAATGGATTCCATTTCCTGACGGACTAATTTCTGCATATGTTTCAAGCACATCTATAAACTCCGAAATAATGTTGTCCGAATCATCGTTTTCTAAATATTCAGTAATCTCTTGACTTACGTCATCTAAATCCACACCTATATAAGGTTCTTTAAAGAAAAATCCTACACCGTCATAATTGACTGATAAACTTGCAGCATCTTCAAAAGACACCCACGTTGATTCATCATTCGACTTTGCTAATTCATTGGTTAGAGGGTTATACGGACGTTTTGTCTTACGTCCGTTTGTACCCTGTTCTATTTTGAAACAACACCAATGATCCAATTCTTGTAACTCATAAGGGATCTTGTCGTACATAATAACCCTCCTTGTTTATAATTAAAATGGGTAGTCAGGTTCAGGTGCCGATTGACCTACATTGAATGGATTAGAACCGTCTTCAGTTTTAAATTTGTGATTTAATTCAGGGAACTTCGTATTCTCCCAACGCTTTACATTTAAGTTTTCATACGTTTTACCGTTGTACTCTGATGTCTCGTTTTTAACTGACACTCTCACTGATTTTCCTAAGAAGTCTGTGAATAATTCTTCAATTGATTTATAAGCCTTGCCTTGTTGTAATTGTGCAGCTGCTCCAATTGTGTTAAAGAAACGCATGTCGTATTTACCAGTAGCTTTTGCTTTCCAAATCTTGTGGAAGATTTTACTGTTCTTATTCTTTTGATCAATATCGTTACGAATTGTTAATTGTACATCCACATATTCAGTACCTGATTGAGTAGCGTTTTCCTCAAATTTAGTAATTACTGTTTCATAAGTACCGTCCTGAATGCCTCCGTCGAAAGTATCTTCCATGTTTAAAGTAAAGTTAGTCATAATTTTATTCCTCCAATTAATTTATTAATCCTAAAATTTTGCCTTGATAATAAGCCCAACCAGGCTTGTAGTTAAGTGATTCTGCAAGCTCGTATAATTCTTTCATCGACTTGCATTCACTAGGTTTTTTGAATTGCAATCTGATAATGTTTTCTTCTGTAATTTCTTCAAGTTCTACATCTTCAACTGCATAAGCAGTTTCTTTTGTTTCTGCGGTAAAATCGTATCCGCATGTTGGACATTGTTTTTGATTTGAAAATATAACATTTAAACATTCTGGACATTCTTTCACATGTATTTCAGATTTTTCACGAGGTGGTTTACCTTCAAAATATTTCAACCAATCTCTATCTGAATCAGGTAATTCATGAATGCTCCAATTGTTAACCAAATCAATAATTATTGCCTTTTTATTAGGTTGATAACGCATAGCACGCATGGTTTGTTGAATAAATAAACTTAATGATTCAGTCGGTCTAAGCAGTATCACGCAATGACAATCAGGTATGTCGAATCCCTCACCAAATAATTCAGCGTTAGTTAAAATATCTATCTTACCGTTCCTGAATTTTTCAACGACTTCTAAACGTTCTTGAGTTTTAGCTTTGCCATCTAAGTGGTAAGCTTTATAACCTTTTTGCTTAAACTGTTCAGCAACACGTTTACTCGATTCAACGTTGTATGCATATATGATTGTCTTTAATCCTTTTGCATGTTGTTCATAATTTTTAAGCACATCACCATATATCTTTTTATCGAATGCTTCTGAAATAGATTTCTGCGAATATTCACCACGTTGATGTTTTAATTTTTCGTGATTTATTAGATCAATTGATAAATATTTATAGGGTGCTAAACGTTTATTATCAATCAACCATTTAACAGTTTTACCTAGCACAATATCGTCGAATAAATCTGTAAACCCTTGACCATTCAATCTACATGGCGTTGCGGTAAAACCTATTACATAAGCTTTTGGGAATGCATTAATTATGTTTCTGTACGTTTTAGATAGAGCGTGATGTGCTTCATCAATCACGATGATTGTCGGTTCGACCACATTACCTTTTTTAACTCTATTTGAAATGGTCTGCACCATGCCTACTTGAGATAAATTCCAATCAACATTATTTGCAGAAAATGTTTGTGATATTTGTGATACTAGTTCGTTCCTGTGGACGACAGTAAGCACTCGATTATTCTTTTCGTTTGCACGTCTCACAAGCTCACTCATCGTCACTGTTTTCCCACTGCCTGCGGGACTTTGTACCATTATCCGTTTGTTATCATTCGCCATGCTTTGATGAATACCATCTAGTAATTCATGTTGATAATCACGTAGGGCTATCATCACTGCCACCCACTTTAAATAAATCCTCTTGTAAACAGTGTTCTCTGCTATCTAATTGATTTTTAGCGAATATCTGATTCGTAGGCATTAAAATAAATCCTCGTTTACCCGATTCTTTATTGACAATCAATCTTGCAACTACCTGACATAACCCTGCAACGTTATCACGTATCGTTTTACGTATATCAGGTACGGCTTGAGTTATTTGTTGACCGGCAGGCGTATAAAAGTCGTAGTTTGTTTCCCACGCTAGCAATACCAACCGTTTGTTTAATGATTGAAGATATCGCAGACTGTCTATCATGAAAAAATCTACTCGTTGATAATGCGACATTTCCGGAACACGATGATTTTTACCTGCACGACCTAAATCAGCTAACATAGATCTGAATAATTCAGATAGATTGTCGATTACCAATGTGTCGTACTTGCTGATTATGTTAGGGTTATCCGCAAACCATTTAATTAATTTGCCCCACTCTGTCCATGCATCGTGTGAGTTAAACTCCAGTATGTCGATATTACTGTTACCTTTTAATGGTCGTTCAGATTTGTCAACGTTCACATATAACGTTTTTCCTTCAAGGAAGTTGAGAGTATGTGTTTTACCGCTACCAGGTTTGCCATAAATTAGATAAGTGGATTTATCAACGGTAATATCTTTAGCTCTTGAAATGTTGAAAGTCATTATAATTCCACCCTTTCAATTTCATCGGTTTCAGTGTGTGTGTGTTTATAGACATCATGTGTTGCTGTATCGATTAACACATTTTCCGTGCCATCAAATTTACGTGCATCGCGTTTGTCTGTTGAATATCTGACATTAGGGTTTGCGTCTGTAGGACGATTGGTTACATAAATATCTAAATCTTTATGCTTGTATAAATAAGTAACTATAGTTTTCATGTGAGTCCTCCTAGCAAACGATTCATAATTTGGTCATAGCTATCAATATTTTCAGCAATCCATACACGCGTTTCATACATTAAAATATCTAAGGCGCTTTCCGTTCCTGATATATCATTTATAGTGATTTCACTGACAGTATTATCATCACGATCTTGAATCGTTACGTCGACGCCAAACTTTGTTTTAGCAACGTACATATAAAATTTAAATCCATTTATAGTAATTGTCTTAGAAAATTCCTGTCCTATTTCGTAATACATTTTCAATTCCTCCATTTTTTTGATATACTGGAGATATAAATTAACTCCAGATTTTGTTTTCTATAAACATCATTCCGACTGTTAGCTAACGGCAATTAGCTAGCGGTCTTTTTTAATGCGTACATCGTTAAATAGTAAGTAATAATTAGCGTCCATACTGATGTGAACACTGTTGTGGTAAAGTATGCATTAAATGCGAATACTGTAGTCACAACGAATGTGGTCATTAATGCGATGATCAGTGATATTACTTTCACCATAGCTCCGTCTCCTTTTTTAGAATATTCTCTCTAATGAACCTCAATGCAGGTTCCACTTCGATGTAACGCTTGTTGCCTTTTCCAAAGCGGTACATGCATTCTTGTTGAAATTCACGATTGCTATATACGTGCTTTTCAAGATCGTTTCTAGAAATTCCGCTAACTTCGGTGAATGTTTTTGTGTCTGCAAATCCGATAAATTCCATATAGAGTGCCTCCTTAATATTTTTTATAATTACATTTTTCACTTTTAGTTGTATAATATCTATAACGCTACTGCGTAGATTGGGGGTGGGATATTATGCCTAAAAGAAATAAAGATTTTTATAAAGCGCTTGATAAGTTAGAGAAAAATGCTAAAAATATGCACGGTACTACAAATGTCGATTTTGATGAATTATTTAATGAAAATTTTATGAAAAAATACACTAACAAGATTAATATTTGCGAATTCATTGAATCTAGTGGATTAAATGTACACACTCAAGATGATTTTAATAATATTAGTAGTACTCCTGAATGGCAGCATTATGTTAATGAAAACTCTAGATTTTCAACTTGGTCGGAAATGTATAAAAAAGCCGTTGGTGAGTATTCTTTTAAAAGATTGTTTGATGGAATCTAATTCATCATTATGACTTAAGTTGTTAAAACCGACTGTTTAATTATTTTCATTTAGCATTCCTAATCTCTTCCGCCAAGATGACGATTAGGAGTGCTATTTTTAAGCATTTAATCTTATCCACTATGTCTCCCCTCCTTTTCTCCTCAACACCCACATTCAACGTATAGTCGTGGCAATGACCGTACATGTATTGTGGTGTGGCTCGTATCTTGACACACTCTCGCTCGTATACGCTCAATGCGGGCGTTGAACATATTAAATTAATAATCCTAGCGTCTCATTTTTGAGACATCATTGACAAAAAAATATTCGTCCATAGATACATTTAACACGTCGCAAATAAGACTGGCCTCTGCTAAAGTAAAATCACTTTTATTACGATTGATTTTTTGACTAAACTTTGCTGGTGTCATTCCTATCATTTTAGCTACTTCTTGATGTTTTAAACCTCTTTTCTCAAGTAGCAATCTCAAATTGACATATCTTCTAGTACTCATATTTGCACCTCCTGTTTCTCATTTATGAGATTACACTACACATGATACATTCCCATTTATGAGATGTCAACAAAGAAATTTCATTTTTGAGAAAAAAGTTTGTAAAATGTGTTGCAAAAATGAGAACAAACTTATATAATAAGTTTGTAAATTACAAATTAAGGAGAAAATAACATGTCAAATTTCGGAGAAAACTTAGTATCGTTACGAAAAAGTAGAAATTTATCATTAGTTGAACTCACAAACCAATTGAATAATAGATTTGATGTTAAATTTTCTAAAGCCTCTATCGATAGATGGGAAAAAGGTACTACCTCTCCATCAGTATCGCACGCTTCAGCACTAGCTCAATTTTTCGGAGTAACATTAGATGAATTGAGTGGTAGAGAAGAAATAGATATGGAACACCAAGAAACAATAGCAGCACATTTCGATAAAGAAGATTTAACTGAAGAAGAAATGGAGGAAGTGCGGCAATTTATTGAATTTATTAAAAATCGTAAAAAGTAATTAGTACATAGGCAAAAGGGTGATGTGAATTGAGATACGAGAATTTATTAATTGAAAATAGCAACATAGATGTGGTTGAGACATCTTCCCTTCCACACTTTCAAAGTGGACTATACTACGAGGGAACAATTTACATAAAAGAGAATATGAGTGCGTATAAAAAGCATGAAACATTAGCTGAAGAAATCGCACATCATAAAATTACATATGGTAACATCTTAGATCAGTCAAAAATTCTAAATAGAAAATTAGAAAATAAAGCGAAACGTAAAGCTTACGAATCAGTAATAAGTATTCAAGGTATTATTGACGCTTATGAACATGGAGTGCAAAATTTGCACGAGATGTCTCTTTTTTTTGAAGTAACAGAAAGTTTTGTGCAAGACACTATAAATCATTACAAACAAAAATATGGTTTAATGGTTCAATACAAAAGCTACAATATTTGTTTCGAACCTTTAACAATATATAAGGATATTCAGGGGAGGAATTATGATGAAGTTTAGGTTTTTTACTGGTTTAATGTTTATATGTTTGGTATTTTTATCAGCTTGTGGAATGAGCGAAGAAGAAAAGGAAAAGAAATTTTCAGATGCAAGTCAGAAATATGTTAAAAATATCACTGAAACTTTTAAAAGAATTGATAACATTGAAACTGATAACCCACAAGTAATAAGCAAAAAAGCTAAACAAGCTTCTCAAGAAATTGATAAAGCATACAAAGAGTACAAAAAAGAAGTTGATAGTGAATTATTGAAAGACAATTATGAACGTGAAGAACTTGATAAAACATTTAAATATATTAATGAAATATATTCAGATTTATACATGAGATTCGATAAAGTAGGTTCTATTGATGGTGTCACTAAAGAGGCCTTCTTTAAAATAGTATCTAAAGATGTATATATTACACAACAAAGTTTAGGGAACATTGAAGAAAACGTTAACGCTATAGACACTAGAAAAATTCTAGGTAAAGAACAAAATAACAATTTATACAATATTCTCCACACTAATGAGGAAGACCAAGAAGAGTTAATCAATATTTTTGCATCATTACAAAACAAAAACTACGTTATTGACGATACAAATGAAATCCCGAAAAGAGATATGGTTAAATTAAACAAGTATGCTAACGATAAACACAATCGAACAGTATCATCTGCAGAATTCAACGAACTTGTTGACGATGTAAATAAAAGCTTAGACAAAGATTCGTTAATAAACCATGTCGATGACGAGGTTAATGTATATGTATACAATATTCTTATGGAAATTAATAACGCTTTAATAGAGGTTCATAACGAAGAAGTAGAAGCAAGAGATAAAGCAGAAATGGAGAAATATGAATCTATGGAAGAAGAAGCCGAATCTGAAACAAATTCGTCTGAATACGAAGATATGTCAGAAGAATCTGATAGTGATAGTGAACAATCATCTCGTGAGGCAGAATTAGAAAAAGAATATTTTGAACTATCAGATAAAATGAATCAAGATGGGGTTTCTGACGAAGATTTAAAATCTATGGAACAACGGCAAAACGAAATTTTAAATGAAGTTGAACCATACTAATAATACCGGGTACATCACGTACCCTTATTATTTTTTACATTTTTTCAGTAAAAGGAGAGATTTTATGGCGTCATTTACAGTGACAAAACGTAAAAACAAAACATCAACATCATGGCAATATGATGTAAAGCACCCCTCTTTTAAGTCGGGTAAAAAACGAAAATCAGGATTTAAAACTAAAGCAGAGGCAATGAATGCTGCGCAACAATTGATTAATGAGTTGGAGAATGGATTTAATTTAGAAGATAATAAGAAGTTTACTGATTACTATTGGGATTGGATAGAAATTAAAAATAAACGTAATTTATCTAAGCGCCAGTTTTACTGGTATGAAAGAGCAATCAATTTGTTTAACGATTATTTCGGCGATGACATGCTAGTCAAGAATATTACACGTTCTGAATACCAAAAGTTTTTAAATAAATACGGTAATGATCGTGCAGATGAAACAGTACGTAAAGTACATGGTTGTTTGTCTCGTTGCATTAAAGATGCCGTATACGATGGTTATTTAAAAAAAGATCCTACATACAATGTGGATGTTAAAGGGACGAAACAAGCCAAAAAAGAAGATACTAAATTTATGACTATTAAACAATATTTAGAAATGATTGAGTATTTTAAATCACGTGATGAAATGAGTTATATATTCTTATATATCTTAGCTATAACTGGCGCAAGATTTAGTGATGTTATTAACATGACCGAATTAGACTTAAATGAAAAAGATGGGATTATACATTTACGAGGTACTAAAACAGCTAATGCGGATAGGTTTGTGGAAGTTACAACTAAGGATGTTAAACACATTAAAAGTAAATTGTCGAAATTACCACGTAGAATTGATGGAAAATTATTTAAAATTAGTCACAATGCTGTAGCTAAATCTTTTAATCATGCTAAATCGCATATTGGATTAGACGATAAATCAATTACACCATATGCCCTGCGTCACACGCACACATCTTATTTACTTTCAAAAGGCATACCAATCGAATATATCAGTAAACGTTTAGGACATTACAACATATCAATCACACTTGACACTTATTCACATTTACTCGATGAACATAAAAAAGAGCAAGGTCAACGTGTCAGAGAATTATTCTCTTGACACATATTTGACACTTGCTACTCTCAAACCCTGTCATATCAAGGTTTTAGTACGGAGAGTGAGGGATTCGAACCCTCGAGACGCTTGTGGCGCCTACACACTTTCCAGGCGTGCTCCTTCGGCCAACTCGGACAACTCTCCATGATATTAAATAAAAAAATCAGAAGCGATGTTTCACTTCTGATTTGATGACCCCTACGGGACTCGAACCCGTGTTACCGCCGTGAAAGGGCGGTGTCTTAACCGCTTGACCAAGGGGCCATGGCTCCACAGGTAGGACTCGAACCTACGACCGATCGGTTAACAGCCGATAGCTCTACCACTGAGCTACTGTGGAATAATAAAATGGAGCGGGTGATGGGAATCGAACCCACAACATCAGCTTGGAAGGCTGAGGTTTTGCCATTAAACTACACCCGCATTTTACGATATGGGCGGCTGATGGGAATCGAACCCACGAATGTCGGAACCACAATCCGATGCGTTAACCACTTCGCCACAGCCGCCGTGATTGAAAGTGGTTCAGGACGGAATCGAACCGCCGACACAAGGATTTTCAGTCCTTTGCTCTACCGACTGAGCTACTGAACCATATTAAGAATGGCGGTCCCGACGGGAATCGAACCCGCGATCTCCTGCGTGAC